CTACTTTTCGCCATCGAGCAGTCGATAAGGTTTGAAGCGAATCAGTGCCTGTTTAACGTCGTAACGTTCAGCAAAAAAAGTGTTAATTTCTGCCAATTTTTGGTGCAGAGGTTCAATTTCATTGATGAAAAAGACGCGTCCGGCTTTTTCCACATCACCAAAACCGCCTGTGTTGTTTGGAATAATACCGAGCAGTTGCGGCGGAACACGGTGCGCTGCCAAGATGTCATCACGGCTGGTGTTTTTAATGTTTAAGAATTCATCTTTTGCCGTCACATCGGAAAGCGGAATCACTTTTAAGCCGGTTTCTTTGCCGTTCGGTGCATAGATAAACAGGTTTTTAAAATTGCCTTTGCCTTTAGCGGCTTTGATTTGTTCTTGAATGTTATTAATGCTTTCTTCATCTTGCATCGGGTCGGTCATATAAATAATCGAGCCGGCGTGCGCGCCGTTAATGTAATATTTACGGCGAAACAGAGTCGCCGCCTCATTTAAAAATGAGGATTGCAAGGCGGAAATGTATTCCGGCAAGCCGTAAATTTCTTGATTAAAATCGGGCTGCATTAAGTGCAAAACCTGATCTTTAGGCAGCTCAATCTCATTTAGCCAATTTGCCACCTGAAAAAACTGCCCTTTTTCTCTGCCTCGTCTAATGTGTTTGGCTAATAATGCTTTTACTTTGATGGGTTTATTTAATTTATTTTCATTAACAAACAGATAGGCGTTGCCGAAGATTAAAAAATCCAACACGATGCGTTCCAAATCTAAGCGGCTGATTAAGCCGGAGGTTTCCACAGTGCTTAACAGAATATTTTTCTTAACATTGATTGCCGTTGAATGGTAAGACGTTGAATAAAAGGCTTTCGCTAAACCGTTAAAGTCTATTGGCGGCGAGTAATATTTCTCAAACATCATCGTACTTTCCAAATATTCCATTATTTCAGATTTGTCTAAAAACGGTACCGGTTCGCCAAAACTGAAGAGGTTTAATTTTTGCATAAAAACTCCTAAGAAAAAGTGATCATTTTGATTTTTGTGTCTGCACCGGAGTGATAGCTTTCATTCATCAAGCAGTGCATAATTGCCCAAGCGATATCACCGTGACTTGCCTCTTTTGAACGGTCGGAAATATAGGTAATTTTCTGTCCTGTTCGCGTGGTCTGTTTTTTAATGGTCATAAAGCTGTTGATGACCTCTTTATCGCCGCTGTCAAATTCAAGGCGGCGCTTACCGATGATGTTAAGTGTTTTAAGCACCATCTCATTTTTCAAATCCACGTTATACGTCAGCCCACGTGTCAAAGGGTAAAATTTACGCACCAACTGATAAACGCCTTCTCCCAATCCGGTGCGGTCTATTGTGATTTTTTGCACGTTGTAGATTTGCAAATAATCCTTGATTAAGCCGGCTTGTTGTTCAAAATCCATTCCGTGAACGGTTTTGTAGTGCAGTAGGCGATATTTTCCGCCCTCAACCGCCGGTGGTGCCACTACTGCCAATGCGGCACGGTCACCGGTATGTGCCGGGTCATAGCCGATCCAAACCGGATTATCAGCAAAGGGACGTTTTGCCAGCGGATTAAAATCAGACCAGACTTCTAATGAGTCAACACCGCATTTTTGCAGGTCGATAAATTTAAAGACGCTGCTGTTATCATCAATAAATTGACATAAAAAAAGCTGCTCAAACTCTTCCACCGAATATTCCAATTTAAGTGCATCAACATCAAACAGATTGCAGCCTTGCGCCATTGCATCGTAAATGGTGACAATCTGACGCCACTGACCGTCCGGCATCAAGCGACCGGGTTGCAAATAGGTGTGAGAGATGTCGAACTCCTGTCGCTGATCTGCCGGTCTGCCACGGTTAAACAGTTGCCCTGACCAAAACGGATAAGCGGAATGTGACATAGATGATGGTGTGGAGATGTAAGTTTGCCGATATTGCTTTTGTGATGCCATACCGGAGGCGACTTTGCGCATTTCATCAAACTTATTCACCCAGAAAATTTCATCGAAATATAAATTGCCGTGATAAGATTGCGCGGTTTTTGAGTTGGTACCTAAAAAGATTAACTCCGCCTGATTTGGAAATTTAATGGTTTCGCCTTTTAAATCCACTTCCGCTGTTTTGCTGGCAAAATCACAAATATAACTGCGAAATTGCATTGCTTGCTTTTTACTGGCGGAGAGAAAAATTTGATTTCTGCCGGTTTGTAGCGCATCAATCAAGGCTTCAAGTGCAAAATAGTAGGTTGCACCGATTTGGCGGCTTTTTAAAATGTTGCGAATGCGATATTGTTGCCCTGCTTGAAACCATTGCTGTTGATAACCGAACATTATTTTGTAGAAATTATCGATAAGCGCTTGTTGTTGGCTTTCACTGATCGCATTCTTAACCCGTTTTTTGCGCTCTTTCGGATAGCGTTTTTCTAAATTTGGATTGAGATCAATCTCATTGCCTCCGCCGTTGCTGTATTTTTTAATTCTTGCCGAACGCTCCAGTTGACGATGTAACAGGTCAATTTCCTTAAAATCTGCGCCGTTTTTGTCTTCTTTCGCGATAAGCAGACACAATCTCGCCTCTAAAGAGGCTTCAATCCTGCCGACAGGCGCAATACCATCCCAATTTTCCCGGTCGCGCCAGCTGCTGACGGTAGAGTGCGGTAAATTTAAAAAAGCAGCAATATCCGCAAGCCGATAACCTGCGAAATACATTATTTTTGCCTGTGTTTTGTCTGATACCGAATAAGGTATGGTCTGTTTTTCTTGCTTTTCCATTCTGTAGATTATCCGTAAAAATTTAGCAAAAAAATGCTGCCGCTAAAGGTTAAAACCTAAATCACAACCGCAAGCGTTTGAGTTGTGCGCTATTAGAACGCAAGATGGCAGCAAGATTTTAAGAGGAGGACAAAATGAAAACATCAAAATGGTTTGTTGTTGCCACAGAAGGCGCGACTGCCGATGGTCGCACGATTGAGCGGCGTTGGATTGAAGAGATGGCAGCTAACTATGATCCGAGCGTCTATGGCGCACGCGTCAACCTCGAACATTTTAAAGGGATTCTTCCTGATGGGGGTTTTAAGCGGTTGGGGGATGTGTTGGCATTAACCACCGAAGAGCGTGACGGCAAGTTACGTTTATTGGCGCAGATTGCGCCGACCGATGATTTGGTGGCAATGGTGCAGGCAAAACAAAAAATTTACACCTCAATAGAGGTAAACCCTGATTTTGCAGACTTGCATTCCGCTTATTTGGTCGGGTTAGCGGTGACGGATGATCCGGCATCACTTGGCACAGAGATGTTGGCATTTTCAGCCACAGCGAAACAGAATCCGTTAGCGCACCGCAAACAGCATCCGAATAATTTATTTACCGCTGCGATTGATACCGCTTTGTGCTTTGAAGATGGTCAGGCGTTAGCGACACAAGGTGATATTCAAGGTTTGTTTGCCAAGTTAAAGGCGCTATTTTCTCACCAGAATGAAGCTCAGAGTGAAGCCCGAAATGAAGCAAATGCGGCCGAGTTTGGTGTTGTGTCAGACAAAACAGCCGAAAATGCCGTTGCTGATGATGAGCCGGAACAGGTTTTCCGTCAACAGGTCAGTGAACAGCTTAATCAGTTAAGCGCTGCCTTTGCGGCGTTCAGCGAACAAGTGGACCTCACCAAGCTGGCAGCGCTTTATGATGAGATGGAAGCATTAAAAGCGCAGTTTGCCGCATTAAGCGAAACACCGAAACAAGAATTCAATTTGCCGGAAATCAGCGGCAGCGAGAATCAAATTCAACTCACCGATTGTTAAAAATGAAGGATTAATGATGAGAAACAACACCAAAAAATTATTTACCGGTTATGTCGATCGTATTGCGCAATTAAACAACGTTGCGGCAGAGGACGTGAAAGAGGGGTTTAGTGTCGAACCGACCGCCGAACAGAAATTGGTTGATAAAATCACTTTAAGTTCTGATTTTCTCCAGCGCATTAACGTGATTTCTGTCACCAATCAAATCGGTGAGCGTATTGGGTTGTCGGTGGCGAATGCGATTGCCAGCACCACCGACACGGACGGCAAAGAGCGTGAAACGAAAAGTATCAGCCAGTTAGACAGCCGTAAATATCATTGCGAAAGCGTCAATTTTGATACGCACATTAGCTATCAATTATTAGACCAGTGGGCAAAATTCCCGGATTTCCAAACTCGATTGGCAAAACAGACACAAAAAACCATCGGCTTAAATTTAATTATGATGGGCTTTAACGGCACTTCAAGAAGCGAAAACTCTGATTTAAGTCGCAATAAATTATTGCAAGATGTGAAAAAAGGCTTTTTACAGAAAATCCGTGAAGAAGCACCGTTAAAAGTAATGGACGGCAAAAACAGCGAAAACAAAATCAAAGTCGGTAAAGGGCAAGGCACGGGCGAAGACGCAAAAGGCTATGAAAACCTTGATGCTTTGGTGTTTGATGCCACCAATAAGATTATTGCGGAAGAGTATGCTGACGACACCGAGTTGGTGGTGATTTGCGGACGCAATATCTTGGCGGATAAATATTTCCAAATGATCAACAAAACCAACCAGCCTACCGAAGAATTGGCAGGGCAGGTGATTTTGTCGCAAAAACAGATTGGCGGTTTGAAAGCGATCCGTGTGCCGTATTTCCCGGCGAATTCAATGTTGATTACACGACTCGATAATCTCTCCATTTACTTGCAAGAGGGCTCTTTGCGTCGTGCCATTATCAACAATCCGAAACGCAACCGCATTGAAGACTTTATCAGTAAAAATATTGATTTCATTGTGGAAAATTATGATTGTGCGGCATTGATTGAAAATATCGTGTTTGAAGACAAAGCGGTTGCCGACACAAGCGAACATTAATAGTGGTAAAAAATGAGCAGATTAAGCCCGGCGGAACGCCATATGCAGTATGTTGCCACGAAGTTGAATCAAAATGAGTCATCCACTGCGGTGTTGGCAGAATACGACAAAATGCTTTATCTGCTCGCACGCCATAAAAAAGATTTAAAAAATATCCAATCGAGAGCGCATAAAAACCGCTATAAACAACAGATTTTCCCTGATTATCAAAGTTGGCTGGAGGGGGTGTTAACCAACGGCAACGGGCGACAGGATGATGTGTTGATGAACTGGTTGATTTGGGCGATTGATATTGAGAATTTTGAGCTGGCGTTGAGGATTGGCGAGTATGCGTTGCGACATAGCTTAGTGTTGCCGGAAGGCTTTGTGCGCACCACAGCAACGGCAATAGCGGAAGAGATTGCCGACAGCGCAATGCGTGCCACCGCAACCGGGCAAGCGTTTGATATTGCTATTTTGCAACGTGCGGCACAAATGACAGCCGATCAGGATATGCCGGATCAAAGCCGTGCAAGATTACTGAAAGAGCTGGGGTTAATGCAGCTGAAAACAGCACCGGAAGCGGCAAAAAAGACGATTACCGCCGCGCTGTTATTAAACCCTCGTATCGGGCTTAAAACCGTGTTGCGCAAGCTGAACAAGCAGCAAGACAATGCCAAGTCGGAAGTTGAGGTGGAAGCAGTGAAAAAGCCAAGAAAGACAACAGCCAAGCGGAAACAGAGCACAGCACGCAAGCACAAGGCGGAGGGCGGTGTTCAGTCGTGAACACTTTCTCCCTCCTCACCTTGTTTTGTGAATAGGAAAGCTAATGGCAGATTTAAACATCTCATTTTCGCCGACAGAAACAGCGCTGAACAAACAGAGCAAGCAAAGCCTTAACAGCAATGCGATTTGTCCGGATCGTTTTTTCCCGGCAGTTGATTTAAAGGCGTTGCGTTTGGCAATGCGTATAGACAGCAACATCACAACGGAGCGTTTAAAACAGGCGTGTTTGGCAGCGATTTATCAAATTAATGATGAGCTTGCCGCACTAAGCCAAGCCAGCACAGAGGAGCTGAATCAGCATCAACGCTATCACTATTTGAATGCAGTCTACTGCTTAACCGCAGCCAGCCTATATGAACGTTACGCCAGTTATGATCTCACCAATGACGGTGAAAAACGGATGGCGATTTTAGATCAGAGCGTTGACGATTTGCGGCGAGATGCACGTTTTTCGGTACGCACCTTGTTGGGTAAACGAAAAATTACGGCGGCATTGTTATGAGTGTGAAACAGAGTGTCATCACCGTTACCGCACAGCAAGGCGACAGCTTGGACAGCGTGATTTATCGTTATTTCGGCAGAAGCAGCGGTTTGCTTGAGGCGACTTTGGCGATCAATCCGCATTTAACCGCAATGGCAATCTTGCCGATGGGCACACCGGTTTATTTAAAATTGGATGATAGTCAAGCCAGACCGCAGATTGCCGGCATTAATTTATGGGATTAGGTATGAAAGATTCAACGACTTATGCTTATTGGGGGGCGGTTATCTCTTTTTTTAGCGGTTTAAGCATTAATGAATGGGCGTCACTCATCGGAATTGGGTTGGGTGTCGCCACTTTTTTGGTTAATTGGTATTTCAAAAATGAAGAGCTCAAACTGAAAAGGAAGCAGCAGAATGATAACGATGAAGAAGGCGATTAAATCGATTAAATACTGCAGTGTGGGTGCAGTGCTTGCAATTGTTGTCAATCAATTTGGCAATGAAATCCGCACCTCACCAAACGGGTTGGCGCTTATCGGCAATGCGGAAGGGTGTGTGCAACAACCTTACCAATGCCCGAATGATGTGCTAACGGTCGGTATCGGCTCAACTGCTGCCGGTGGGCACGCGATTGAACGGCGACAATACAGCTTGCAAGAGATTGCCGGGCGTTGGGTGAACGACATCAAGATTGCCGAGCGGTGCGTCAACCGTTACGCCAACGGTGGCAATATGCCCCAAGGGGCGTTTGATGCACTTACCTCTATTACCTTTAACATTGGCTGCGTAAAGCTGCAAAATTCAACGCTATTTAAGATGGCCCGCCAAGGCTACACGCCCGCAATGTGCGACCAATTCAGCCGTTGGATCTACTTTGGCGGTCAACCCTCAAAAGGATTAATTATTCGAAGATCACAGGAACGAGCGTTATGTCTAAGCTAAAAATGATCACTGATGTTGTCGTTTTAATCGGCATTGCGGCACTGATAGCAACAAGCCAATATTTTATGAGTAAAGCGGAGCGACAGCAAAAACAGATCGCTGCACTCCAGCAGCAGCTTCAACAAACGGAACAACAACTCATCACCTTTAAACAGCAACAACAACAGCTATTGACGCTGCTTGAGCAACAGCAGCAACAAGCGACGAAACAAAAACAACGCATTAACGAGGTATTGCAGGATGAAAATCATAAAAGCTGGCGTGATCAGCTTGTGCCTAGCGACATTAGCCGCTTGCTCAACACCGCCAAAAGCAACGACTGAACGCTTGATTTGCCCACAAAGCCATCAATGCCGCACGCCGCTTGTCGATATCAAGACTAACGGCGATTTAGTGGCCACATTGGCAGAGGCGTTAAATACGATTGAACTTTGCAAAATTGAAAACTGGATTTTAAAGGATTGTATTAATGGATCAAATTGACAGAGCGAATGAACTCGCGCAAATGGAACGTGACGCACAAATTAAGTGGCGACAACAGCAACAACCACAGCAAAGTTTCACGCACTGTATCGATTGTGATGAACCTATCCCGGAAAATAGAAGAAAGTTACAGGGTGTGACACGTTGTATTGAATGCCAAACGATTTATGAACAACGGCAGCGGAATGTTAGACGATGAAAAAACCAAAACAGATTAGAGCCTTGCTGGAGCGAACCCTGCCTTATTTACGGAATAATCCGGAACGCTTACAGCTTTTTATTGACGAAGGGCAAGTGGTGGCAACCAATGCCCGTTCGTTAAGTTTTGAATACCGCTATAAACTGAATGTGATTATCACCGATTTTGATCAGGATATGGCAAGTGTGATTGTGCCGTTGTTGGCATATTTGCGCATTAATCAAAATGAGCTGTTTGATAACCCGGATCGGCGAGCGGACGGCATCCGCTTTGAGTGTGATTACATTAATAACGACACGCAAGATTTTTCGATTACGTTACGCCTGACCGAGCGTGTTAAAGTGGAGCGTCAAGCGCAACAAATGGCAGTCACGTATCTGCCGGAACCGCAGCAAGATGTTAACGGACGTGAAATAGCCGTCTATTTGCGAGATGAATTTAAAATGAAAATCACTGAAGCCGAAGCGGAGGCAGCGTGGGCGATATAGAACAGTTGGAGGCGAAGTTTAGCGCACTGATTGCCAATTTGTCAGCGTCTAAACGGCAGGCGTTAAGTCGTAACCTTGGCCGTGCATTATTGGTTTCGCAACGCCGCCGCATTGCGGCGCAACAAAATCCGGACGGCAGCCGTTACGAGCCGCGCAAACCGCAAAAAATCCGCCGGAAAAAGGGGCGTATTCGCCGCCGAGCAATGTTTGTGAAGCTCAAAACCGCACGATTTTTAAAAGTGCAAAGCAGCAGCAACGAAGTGACGGTTGGTTTTGGCGGACGTGCGTCAACCATTGCCGAAGTGCATCAATACGGCAAAGCGGTCACGATGGGCAAACGCCGAAAGCGTGTAACTTTGCCGCAACGTGAATTGTTGGGCTTTAGTGATGAGGATAGGGCATTGATTGAGGAGTTGGTTATTGAGCAGTTATCTCTTTAATCTACTGTTTACGATATTAACCAAAATAACAACCAAGATTATCGCAAAAGTTATTACTAAAGATTGGATAGGATTATCAGATAAAGAATAAATCAAAACAAAAGGCAGAGACAACACCGTGCCGATTAATAACAGAATTAATGGACCAAATAACACGAAACCGGTGATTTTGCCGATGGTATTTAGCTGTTTTGCGTATTTATTCATTATTGGTTTTAATGGCAACGCGAAAATGCCGATTGCAAGAAAAATGACATAAACAGCAATAAAAGTGGGTAATAACCGCAAAAATATATCGAAAGCAAAAGCGATTAAGATAAACGGCAAAGCGATGAAGAAGCCGATTAAATATAACAGTATTAATAACATAATGATTACTTTTCAATATGAGTGAAAATAGCTTCAGTGACGATAGGGATAAACAATAGAGATAATGCAGCTTGCCATAAAGAGTTATTAATAAAATTGTAATAAATAAAAGGCGAGGCAAGCATTAAAGGGGTTAATAACGCTTGGACTTTTTCTTTACGTGTTACAGCAAATTCATATTGATCTTTCGTGCCTAAAACCATACCGAATAAAAGACCAAGCGGCACAAAAACGACACCGAAAATAACTATAAGTACACAGAAGAAAATTAATAAGATGCTAAACATAATTCAATTTCTCCTTAATTGTTTTTATCACATTATTGATATCAATATTAATAATGTCAACCAAAACAGGGTAAAACTATGAGCAAGCTCAATTTAACTATTTTATTAAGTGCAGTAGATAAATTAACTGCGCCTTTGAAAGGTGTGCAAAAACAGCTGGAAAAGTTACAAGGTGATACAAAAAATGCAAGTGACGCATTGGCAAAATTAAGACTGCAGAAAAAAAACGTCGAAACATTTAAGAAGTTAAGTGGCGAGATTAGTCAATCCAATCAAAAAATTATAGAGGCGCGTGAAAAAGCAAAACAGTTACAGCGACAATTAAATAATACTGCCAATCCAACTCAAAAACTGAAAAAGCAAGTGGCGAATGCTTTTAAAGAGGTGCATAAACTTACTGAAGCACAGGTGAATCAGCGTAAAAAATTAAATAAATTACGACAAAGTTTGATTGAGGGTGGGTTTGATACGGCGAAATTTAAACACAGTCAGGCGCAATTAAAGCAAAAAATTGAGCAATCAACAGCAGCATTAAATAAGCAAGATGCTGCGATGAAACGGCTGCAGGCACGACAATCACAACAACAGAAATATCAAAAGCAAGTAGAAACCTTAAAGAATGCCAGCGATAAAACCAAAGAATTCGGACAACACTCAATGGTTATGGGCGGTGCTGTATTAGGTACTGGCGCTGCGATGATGAAGCCGGCGGTTGAATTTGAGCAAGCATTTTCAAAGGTGCAGGCATTAACCAGATTAGACAAAAACAATGCTGTAGATGCAGCAAAAATCAAAGCATTAAGAGATCAGGCGATTAATTTAGGGGCAACGACATCGTTTACTTCAACGGATGTCGCAGCAGGTCAAAGTTATTTAGCGATGGCAGGGTTTAATCAAGAACAGATTACGCAATCGATGCCGGCTATCCTTAATATGACAAAAGCGGCAGATATGGATATGGGGCGAGTATCGGATATTAGTTCGGATATTCTAAGCGGTTTCGGTAAAAAAGCCGAAGAGATGAACCATATTGCAGATGTATTAACCTTAACGTTTACCAGCTCCAATGTAAACCTTGAGATGCTGGGTGAATCAATGAAATATGTTGGACCTCTCGCTGCCAAAACAGGGCAAAGTTTTGAAAGTATGGCGGCAATGGTGGGATTGTTGGGAAATGTAGGGATAAAAGGATCGCAATCCGGTACAGCGTTGAGAGCTATGCTGAATAGATTATCGGGACCAACAAAAGCTGCGATTAAACAACTCAATAAATTGAGCGTCAAGACAAAAGATGCAAAAGGAAATTTGCGAGCTTTGCCGGATATATTGGCTGATATTGCGAAAAAAACTAAGAAAATGGGAAGTGCTGATCAGCTTGCTATTTTAAAAGATATTTTTGGCGAGGAAGCGGCAACAGCCGCCGCTGAATTAATTAAGCAGGCAGGCGAAAAGAATATCAGAGAATTTGATAAAAAATTAAAAGAAGCTAACGGTACAGCACAGAAAGTAGCGGAAACAATGTCAGATAACCTAATGGGGGATTTAAAAGGGCTTGATTCCGCTCGCGAAGCATTGGGAATAACTATTTTTGATGGACAATCAAACGCATTACGAGAACTTACGCAAACCGCAACCAGTTGGTTAAGAACGGTGAATGAATGGATTAAAGCAAATCCGGAACTTACTTCAAAAATTATTAGGTGGATGGCGATTTTAGCGAGTGCGGCTACAGTAATCGGTGCGTTGAGTATTGCTTCTAGTTTTATGCTCTACCCTTTAGCAAGAATGGGGTTGGGAATTGCGAATATTACTAGACTGAACCGTGTGAACATTGAATCCTTTAAAGGGTTAATCGCAGTAATCAATAAAGCAAATGGTGCAAGTATCGCCAGTACAAGTGCGTGGTTGAATTGGCGAAAGGCAGGAAGCAATGTTTTACGTGTATTGAGATTTTTAGGAGTGACGTTATTCAAGTTGCTTAATCCTCTGACATATCTGAAGTTGGCATTTGTTTCTATTACTGGTGTTTTTAAAGGGTTATTCTTCGCTTCTCGCTTGTTGATAACCACGCCAATCGGATTGTTTATTACCGCTTTAGCTGTTGGTGCAGCATTGATTTACAAAAACTGGGAAAAAGTGCGGGCATTTTTCGGCGGATTTTGGGAAGGCTTAAAATCAGGATTAGCCCCTGTCATTGAAAAATTCAAGCCATTAGGTGATCTATTTGGTGTAGTAGTAGGCTGGATCAAAAAAGCAGTGAAATGGTTTACTGATTTGCTCTCGCCGGTGCAAAGTACGTCGAAAGATTTGGACAGTGCAGCGGCAGCAGGTAAAAAATTTGGCGAATGGATTGCTAAAGGAATTGACTTGGCAACAAAACCGTTGCAATGGCTAATGGATAGCATTAAGTGGGTTATTGATAATATGCCGTCTATTAGCAAGGATATGAAAGCAGCGAAAGAAACAAAAGAGAAGGTGCTTGATGCTGCTTATGGCAAAACAGGCGCAGCCAGAGCCGTTGTTGGGGCAATGAGCGATCCGGATCTCTACGCCACCGGCGGCTACACCGGCAACGGCGGTAAATATGATCCTGCCGGCATTGTACACCGTGGCGAGTTTGTGTTTAGCAAAGCGGCAACATCACGATTGGGCGTGGGGTTTTTGTCCAGCTTGCACAGTGCGAAAACAGCAAAAGCCGGAATGATAGCGGCAGGGTTGGCAAGCAGTGTGGCAATGGCGCAGCCGATTAGCGTTGAAGCCAGACCGACGATTGCGACAGTGCAACCAACGCAGCAGACTGCGCAAGCGACACCGATGACGGTATCCATTAATATCAATACACAGGGCGGTGATGCTAATGCTATCGCTAAAGCAGTGCGGCAAGAACTTGAGAAAGTGCAGCAACAACAGCAGGCAAGAGCACGCAGCCGTTTAGTCGGCAGAGGTTAAGGGCGAAAGCCCTTTTATTTCTCGCTTGACATTGTACAGGGTACAAATTACGATATATTCATAGGAGATAAATATGAATACAGATAAATTTATTACCTTTATCGAAACGCCGATTTTTGAAGAAGATAGAAAAGCCTTGCTTTCTGACGAGGAATATCAGGCATTTCAAGCCTATATGTTAGATAACTTTCATTTAGGTGATTTTATTCAGCATACCGGTGGTTGCCAAAAGATCAGGTGGAAATTATCAGGTAACAATAAAGGTAAAAGTGGCGGTGTAAGAATTATCTATTACTCGCTCACAGCTAAAGGAAAGTTATATTTATTGATGATGTATCCAAAGAGTGAAAAAGATAATATGAATGCCGCAGAAAAAGCGATTTTAAAAGCAATTGTTGATCAATTAAAAGGAGATTAAAAATGGATAAAAAATTATTTGATCGTTTAGTTAAAAGTGCTGAACAAATGGTTGCTATTGAAAAAGGTGAAATGCAATCTGCTCCTCATACTGTAACCACATTCCGCATTCCTGATGTGAAAAAAATCCGCGCCAACACGCATTTAAAGCAAAATGAATTTGCAGATTTATTAGGCGTAAGTACAGCATTAGTACAATCTTGGGAAACGGCTCGCCGTGTGCCGAACGGTCCGGCGTTAAAATTGCTGAACATCATTGAGCAACAGCCGCAAATTATTGATACTTTAAGAGCAATTTAACTATCAAAAAGCAAGCCACGCTTGCTTTTTTGTTATCCTCAAATCCACATCGCAAACTGCTACCTTCTCCAGCTAAATTTTCTAACAATGACGCTATTCATTAAGCTGTAATGGAGCATTATGTCCGCAGAAAATAACCGCAGAATTGAAAACCTGATCCGCTATGGCGTGATTGCCGAAGTGGATTGTGCTAAACGACGTGCCAGAGCAAAATCAGGCAATATTTTAACGGATTGGTTGCCGTTTTTGACTTTTCGCGCCGGAACAACCAGAAGTTGGTCACCGGTGACGGTGGGTGAACAATGTTTGATTTTGGCGGAAGGTGGTGATTTAACGACGGCAACGTTGCTCGCCGGCGTCTATAGCTTGGCTTTTGATACGCCCAGCGTAAGCCCTGATGAACACGTGATCGTGTTCGCTGATGGTGCGAGTGTTGTTTACAACCAAAAAACACACGCTTTAACGGTGAGCGGTGTTGCCACCGCAAAAATCAGCGCAAGCACCAGTGTGACGCTGGAAACGCCGGTGGTGAAATGTACGCAGGATTTGGAAGTGGCGCAAAACGTGCTGATTGGCGGTAATTTATCAATGACAGGCAAAAGCGGCGGCGGTAATGCCTCGATTAAGGGAAATGTGGATATTCAAGGCGGTGTCAACAGCGGCAGCGATATGGTCGCCGGCGGTATTTCGTTGCAGAAACATACGCATCCGGGTGATAGCGGCGGCACAACAGGGAAAGCGCAATGAATAGTGAAAACGGCGCAATGATCATTGACGAAGTTGAGCATATTCGCCAGTCAGTACGAGATATTGTTATCACTGCTATCGGCACCAGATTGCAGCGGCGAGATTACGGCAGTTATCTTTATCAGTTGATAGATAAGCCGGTTAATCAGGCGTTGTTGTTACAGCTGTCGGCGGTTTGTGTCAGTGCGCTGCGACGATGGGAGCCACGTATTGATATTGAGCGTTTTATGGTGAGGGTGGAGCAAAACAAAGTGGTGGCAGAGTTGTGGGCAGTGTTGAAAGGCACGCAACAGTCGCTGGTTGCATCATTGGTATTAAGAGAGGTTTAAATGTCGGAGTTAGTTGATTTATCAAAAATTCCGCAGCCGGATTTTATTGAGCCGTTAAATTTTGAAGCGATTTTTAATGCGAGAAAGGCGGCATTTTTGAATTTAATTGAAGATGAAGCACAAAAAGCGGTGTGGCAAACCAGATTGGCATTGGAAAGCGAGCCGGTGGTGATGTTATTGCAAGAAAATGCCTACCGTGAATTATTGCTTAGACAGCGTATTAACAACGGTGCGCTGTCGGTGTCGCTGGCACACGCCGCCGGTGCGGATCTGGATGCGGTTGCTGCCAATTACAATGTGGCTCGTCTGGTGGTGCAGCAGGCGGACAACAGTGTTGAGCCGCCGATTGCGGAAATTTTAGAAAGCGATGAAGCGTTGCGTTACCGGGTGCAATTGGCTTTTGACAGTATCAGCACTGCCGGTGCGAAGTCCGGCTATCGTTATCACGCCTTGAGTTGTGATGGGCGCGTGGCAGATGTGGATGTGTTCAGTCCGCAGCCTTGTTGTGTGACGGTGTCGGTGTTGTCGGTGGCAAATGACGGTCAAGCGGACAGTAGTTTGATTGAAAAGGTTAAACAGGCATTAAATGATGATAATGTGCGACCGGTTGCCGATCGGGTGACGGTGCAATCGGCACAAATACATCGTTATCAAGTGAGCGCAAAACTTTATTGTCGACGTGGCCCGGAACAGCAGCCGATTAAACAGTTGGCAGAAAAACGCTTGCTCGATTTTGTCGGACGAAAAGCCAGATTGGGCATTGATATTAATATTTCTGCATTACACGCCGTGTTGCACGTTGAAGGTGTGCAGCGTGTTGAAGTGTTGGCGCCAAGTGAAAATATCGTATTGGCGCACGACCAAGCCGGTTATTGCGAAGCGGTGCATTTAGAGGTGGTTGTTGATGAATAACAAACAGACATTGTTGCCATCTGGTGCAAGCCGTTTAGCGCGACAAGCTGCTGAAATATGTGCGGCTGCCGAGGCAGTTAATTTTGATTATAGCGATTTGTGGAATGCGGACAAATGCCCTGAAGCGTTGTTGCCTTTTTTGGCGTGGGCGTTATCGGTCGATTACTGGGAGGAACGTTGGAGCGAAGCGCAAAAAAGAATGGCAATTAAAGCGGCGTTCGCCAGCCATCGGCAAAAAGGAACGATTGTTGCGCTCAAGCGGATTATTGAGCCGTTTGGCTTTTTAACGGAATTAAAAGAGTGGTTTCAAACCCAACCGCAAGGCGTGGCAGGCACATTTAGCCTCACCATTGAAGTGCCGGAAACCGGCTTGAACGAACAAACCTATAACGAGTTGGTGCGATTGATTAATGATGTGAAACCGGTGTCGCGGCATTTAACCAGCCTTGCGATTGTGGTTTCACCTGCAGGCACACTGAATTTTTTTATTGGACAAAACGCAGGCGAAATTATCAGCGTTTATCCCTGTTAATCCGAACAAGGAATTTTTATGGCGAAACAGTATTATTCGGTCTTAACTAATTACGGCACGCAAGTGATTGCCGGTGCCATTGCAAGCAAACAGCCTTTGCAAATCACGCAAATGGCAGTGGGTGATGGTAACGGGAGGGCAACCACACCAAATAGCCGTAATACAGGCTTGGTGCGCGAAGTGCATCGTGCCGATATTAGTGCTATCTCCGTTGATCCGCGTAACGACAAGCAAATTATTTTTGAGTTGACTATCCCTGAAAATGTGGGCGGCTTTTGGATTAGGGAGATGGGGATTTTTGATAATCAAAATCGCCTTGTGGCTTATGCCAACTGCCCCGACAGTTTCAAACCCCAGCTAGAAAGCGGCAGCGGCAAAGTGCAAGTGGTACGTATGATCTTATTGGTTAGCTCATCAGATGCGATTACCCTTAAAGTGGATGACAGCGTCATTTTTGCCACTCGAGGTCAACTTACACCGAAAACCATCACCGCAACCAGTCAAAATGCGGTGGACGAAACCGGTCACAGCCACGAAATCGACAAAGCCAGTACCAGCCAAGCTGGTATTGTTACGCTGGACAGCAGCATAGACAGCGAGGCAGAAAATAAAGCAGCTACGCCGAAAGCAGTTAAAACCGCCTATGACAAAGCCAAAGCTGCCGACGACAACGCCAGCACGCGCGTCAGTAAAAGCGGCGGCGAGATGACAGGCGGCTTGAAGCTAAAATCAAATTACGGCGTGTCTGAAAAGAAATGGAATTGCAGTGGCTTTTATGCTGGCAGTGCCACTCTTAATGGCGAAACTTTGCCTTATTTTCAAATTCATATCAGTTCGTATGGCGGCAATACCGCAGGGTATGCTAAAAGCCTAGGCTTTAATTTAACTGATTATAAAGCTTATGTGATGAACTGGAACTCAGAGGGTGAATATGCAGGCAAGAAAGAGATTTTAACCGAACTGCACCGTAGCGATTCCGTCACCTCAGCCAGCAGCGACACCGTAGCGACCAGTAAAGCCGTCAAAACTGCCTATGACAAAGCAGTAGACGGCGTGAATAAAGCCAATGCGGCACAAACGGCGGCGAATAATGCGCAAACGACCGCCAATGCCGCTATTCCAAACAGTAAAAAATCCGATTCCGTCATCTCAGCCAGCAGCGATACCGTGGCGACCAGTAAAGCCGTCAAAGACGCCTATGACAAAGCAGTAGATGGTGTGAATAAAGCCAATGCGGCACAAATGGCGGCGAATAATGCGAACAGTAATGCCAATAAACGTGTATTGGACAGCGTGAAGGTGTCAAATTTAAACACTTTGAGTGGTTCGCAGGTTTTTTTCTGTGATAGATCTCCAATCGGAGCGCCACCTTGGATTGGCCAAATTGATTTTAACGGTATACACATTGACAGCGGTTTGCAAAGATTTCAGTTGGCAAGCGTCGATTATAATGATTTGCGTTATCGGATTAACGATGATGATAGCGGAGTAGCCGGTGCTGGCGAGTGGAGTCATTGGCGACGTATTGCGATGATAGAGGATTTCACACAAAACCTCGCGACGACCGGCTGGTGCAGATTACCAAACGGTTTACTGTTGCAATGGGGTGCCGGCAGCGGTGCAGGCAAAAAACAATTTCCGGTGGCGTTTAGGCGGGTTTATCAAGTGGTGAGCTCATCAACGTGTGGCGGTGATGCTAATTATGATTTGGATTTGTTTTTTAACAATACTCACGTGTGGGGGCGTTATCAAACGAATATCCGCTATTTCGCCATTGGCGAGTAGAAGGCTGCCAATGGCGGTCGGTGAATTACATATGTTCAACATAGTTAAGCAGCACCTCGTTGATGCGTGATTGCCAGCCCTTACCGGTGGCGCGGAATTTTTCCAGCACAATCGGTGAAAGGCGAATTGTGGTGGCTTGTTTTGTTGGGGCTTTTTGTTTGCCGCGCCGTTTTTGTTGAGCTTGATGGGTGAGCAGCATTTTCAATTGATCGGGCGGCAAAACTTGTTCAATCGGTTTAAATTGAGCAAGTTGCTCGTCGGTTAAAGGGGTTTCAGCGATATTAAACTCTTGATTGGCGTTCATTTTCATATTTTTTAATCTCCCTTTTGTTAGCTTTGCGGAAACTGATGACGCGAATGCCGTTAGGGATAAATTTAAAACAGATGAAATGCAATCTATTACCTAACAGGGCTAACGCGGAGTAACGAATTTCGCCGTATTCAAAACGGTCATCTTGCCAGATTAAGGCTTGCTGCCAATCAAGCTCCGCTGCTTGTTGGAAACATAATTGGCGAGATTGGATATTTTGTTGATTTTTTACGGCATCAAATTCAATTTTCATTACAGTATCAGTGTGATTTTTATATCTGATTGTACTAACAATAAAACAGATTGACAAGAGAAACAGGAGCAACAATGTACTATTTCGACAAAATAACGTGTAATTTTTATCCGGTAGGGGGTGCGGAAAGCTGCTATCCGGATGTCGATTTTTCGCAAATGAAACAGGTGGATGAAGCCACATTTCAGCGCATTATCAACGGCAACGGTGCACGTGCTGCCGATAGTAACGGCAATCCGATTTTAATTCCGAACGCGCCGAGTGAGTTTCACTGCTGGAATGGTACAGCGTGGGCGCTTTCCAGTGAAGGTGAGGCGGAGTTGCTTGCCGAACAGCGCAACCAAATCCGCACACAAATCAATACTAAACGCGATGCGTGCGTAAACGGTGGTGTATATGTACCCGAGATTGGCAAATGGGTGGACACAGATGAAAAAGGGCGTGCAACACTGGTCGAAATCAAAGCTGATTTTGACTTAAACGGAAAAGAAGATAACGGCGAGCCACGCATTTTCACCTTGATTTGTGCCGACAACACGGCGCAACCGTTGGATTTTGACAAATTTAAAGCGGTGTGGAATGCAGTGGCGAAGCTGAAAGAGGGGATGTTTGAGAACGCCTATATGCATAAAATTTTACTCGAGCAAGCCGAAAAACCACTGGAGTATGATTGGTCGATTGGCTGGGCAAAAACCTACGAGGACTATAAAAATGAGCAAACAGAAAAGTAAATTTAAACGTTGGGGCTATCACGTGTTGATTGCCACCGACCAATGGTTTAATGCGGTTACTGGCGGTGGAGCGGATGAAACCTTTTCCAGCCGTTGCTACCGTCGTGCAGTGTTGGCAGACAAGCCGAAAAAACGCTGGCGTTTTTGGTTTAAATTTGTCAATGCCTTGTTTCGCGATCCGAAACATTGTCAGACGGCGTATGAAAGTGAAATTCGGCGGCGACAATATCCAGAGGATTTTGGGGTGATTTAATTTATTGTTTAAGGCGATCTTGTGGTCGCCTTTTTTGTTTTAGTGTGCTTAAGCGTCGATGATTGGAGGTTGTGAGGTGTTTAATCACATTTGGCATTGATAGCGTTTGCGCATACCTCGTTACACAATAAGCGTTAAGTTTGGTTTTGCTTAAGGAGCAGAGAATGTCAGAAGAGTATTTGCACGGTGTCAGAGTCAATGAAATCACAGAGGGCGTGCGCAGTATTCAAACGGTGTCAACCGCGATTATCGGTTTGGTTGCGACAGCAAGTGACGCAGATGAAGAAACATTCCCTTTGAATAAGGCGGTGTTGTTGACCAATCTGCAGGCTTATATCGCTAAAGCCGGTAAAAAAGGCACTTTAGCACGCGCGTTGGACGGCATTGCCGATATCGTGAATTGTAAAGTGATTGTGGTGCGTGTGCCAGAATCAACACACGATGAATCAACAGAATCAGAAGAATATACGGCAGAGATGAACGCCAATATTATCGGTATCACCGATGAAAACGGCAATTACACCGGAATGAAGGCGTTGCTTACGGCATCGGTTAAATATGGGATTAAACCGCGTATTTTGTGCGTGCCGAAGCACGACACCAAAGAAGTTGCGGTTGAATTGGCAGCGTTAGCGGCGAAGATAAACGCCTTTGCGTATCTTTCTTGTTACGGTTGCAAAACTAAAGAGGAAGTCATTACTTATCGCAAGAATTTCTCACAACGTGAAGTGATGTTGATTTTTGGTGATTTTATCTCTTTTAATCCGATCACGTTGCAAAATGAGGTGGATTATGCGGTGGTGCGTGCGGCGGCAGTGCGTGCTTATTTAGACAAAGAACAAGGTTGGCATACCTCAATTTCTAACAAGGCGATCAACGGCGTTTCCGGCGTGACCAAAGAGATTTACTTTGATATTAACGACAGTTCAACAGACGTGAATTTCTTGAATGAAAAAGGGATCACTTGCTGTATCAATTATAACGGTTTCCGCTTCTGGGGCTTGCGCACCTGTTCGGATGAGCCGAAATTTAAATTTGAGGTTTACACTCGCACCGCACAAGTGTTGAAAGATACGATTGCGCAATCCTTTGACTGGGCAATGGCTAAGGATATGTCAGTGACGCTTGTGAAAGATATTATTGAAGGGATCAATGCAAAATGGCGTGATTTAACCACTAAAGGAATGTTGATGGGTGGCACGGCTTGGATTACGGCAGATCTCAATTCAAAAGAGAATCTATCAGACGGTAAGTTGACGATTGATTATGACTATACACCGGTGCCGCCGTTGGAGCAGTTGGGCTTTAATCAACGCTTTACTGATAGTTATCTTGTCAACTTTGTTGATAGTGTGAATGGGTAAGGAGGGGTGAACAATGGCAATGCCAAGAAAATTAAAAATGATGAATTTGTTTGTTGACGGCAATAAATACGCCGGACAGGCAACAGAGATCACGCTGCCGAAGTTGGCAATGAAGACGGAAGAGTTTCGCGCCGGCGGAATGATTGGTGCGGTGGATGTCAATTTAGGGCTGGAAAAGCTGGAGTGCGAGGTCAAAATGGGCGGCTATATGACCGAGTTTATTCGCCAATTTGCCGGAGGTATTTCCGGCACGCCGTTGCGTTTTGCCGGCAGTTATCAGGATGATGAAACCGAAGAGGTGACCGCAATTGAAGTGGTGATGCGCGGACGTTTCACTGAAATTGACAGCGGCAACAGCAAGGTGGGCGATGACACCGAACAGACCTTCAAAGCTGCGTTGACTTACTGCAAATTATTGGAGAATGGGCGTGAAATTTTTGAAGTGGATATGCTGAATGCGATTTTAAAAGTGGACGGCAAAGACAAATTGGCAGAGCATCGCAAGGCGATTGGGCTTTAAGGATGATTTTTGATATAGGTTAGCTTAATGGAGAAGACAGAATGAAAAAACAAAATGAAGTGGCGACGGTTGCGGCGGCAGAAAATGAGAACGTGAAAAAAGTGGCATTGACACAGGGGTTAAGACGAGGTGACACCACAATGACACAGGGGTTAAGACGAGGTGACACCACAATTGATGAAATTGAGGTGTTCCGACCAAATGTGATGTCGTTAAAAGGCTTGAAATTAATTGAGGTGTTGAGTGCGGATGTGAATGCGATTGGGGTGTTGTTGCCACGCATTACTTCGCCAAGTTTAAGCAAAGCGGAAGTGCAGGCATTGGATGTAACAGATTTTGTGGAATTAACGACGGCGGTGTTGTCTTTTTTCAACAACAAGGACGAAACGGAAACGATGTACGCTTAACCGTCACCGAAACGGTTGAAGATGCCATTGCGGATATTGCGTTGGTGTTTGGTTGGCAGCCGAGCGAGTTTCAGCAAATGACGCTGGAAGAATTGATGCAATGGCACGAAAAGGCGGTGAACCGTTATCAATATTTACAGCCAAGATGGGAATAGATGATGTTTCAGCAGTTTGCACTTGCGGCGTTGGGGGTGTTTGTTTTTATGCGGCATACCACGCCGTTTCAGTCATTAAGCCGTGAAGTGAGTTGGCGGCATCCGACTAATTCCGTGATTGGGGCGATGCCGAAAACGCAATTTTTAGGCAAAGAGGGTGAGCGCATCACCTTGCAAGGGCGGTTAGCGCCTGAAATTACCGGCGGACGCATCAGTTTGCAGATGTTGGAAACAATGGCAGAGATGGGCGATGCTTACCCGTTGATTGACGGTGCCAGTTTTGCGTTGATGGGCTATTTTGTGGTGGAGAAAATCAGCGAGGAACGCAGTGAGTTGTTTGGTGACGGTGCGCCGAGATTAATTGATTTTAGCGTGACTTTGAAACGTGTGGATGATCCGTTGGCAGTGCGTCTTTCTGAAATGGTGATGAAATATTTATGATGTGGGGCAACGGTGGGCAGCGGCAACCGATATTTAAATTGACGGTAACCACTAAGCAAAATAACAGCGAGAAAGAGATTACGCAGATTATCAGTGAACGCTTGATATCGGCAACGTTGGATGATAACCGCGGCTTTGAAGCGGATATGTTGTCTATTCAGTTAAGTGATCACGATGGTTTGTTGGCATTGCCGCCGTGTGGGGCAGTGCTGCATTTTTGGTTGGGCTTTGCCGACAGTGGATTGGTGGATAAAGGGCGTTATTATGTTGAAGAGATTGAATTCAGCGGTGCGCCTGATACGGTGACATTGCGTGCCAGAGCAGCGGAATTGAGCGGCACGTTGTCCACTCGATATGAGCGTTCTTATCATCAGATTAAAATTAAGACGTTGGTTGAGCAGCTGGCTGCGGAAAACAAGTTAAAGCCGCTTTGTGATGCCGAGTTGGGCGAGCAGGTGATTGAGCATTTAGACCAGCAGAACGAAAGTGCAATTGATTTACTGACGCGCTTAGCGGCGGAATATGATGCGATTGCTACCGTGAAAAACGGTTATTTATTGTTCTTTTTTGCCGGCGCAATGCAAACGGTGAGCGGTAAGCCGTTGCCGTTATTGCAGTTGAGCAAAAGGCAGGGTGACAATTATCGTTTTGCGCAAAATGAGGGGGAGAATTATAAGGCAGTGCGCGCCTATTATTATGACCCTGACAGCGGTAAAAAAGGCGAAGTGGTGATTGATGAGAACAGTCAAATTGAGCGGCAACATCGTATCACTAAAACCGGTAAGCAGAGCAAAGCCAAGCATAATGTGTTGGTGCAGACTAAACCGGTAACCAGTGATGCCGAGCAGATTAAAACGATACGTTTCACTTATAAAAGCTATGCGAGAGCGTTGACCGGCGCGAAATCTGCTTATGATCGGTTAAAGCGTGGGGTGGCGAGTTTTTCGATGACGCTTGCTGAAGGAAATCCGGAGATTATTCCGGAAATGCCGTTGAAGTTGGTTGGCTTTAAGCCGATGATTGACAGCACGCAATGGATTGTTACCAAGGTGACGCACAGTTTGGATGACAACGGTTACACGGCACAGATTGAGTGTGAAGTGAAGCCAAGCACGCCGCAAAATGATGAGCATTAAAAGCGTTTGAGTCGTTGTTTGAAAAAGGCTTTTAATTGCGTTTCTGACCAATCCTGATCAATCATTGCCGAACAATCCGCACCGCTTAACGCTAAACGATAGCCACTTGCACTAAATCTCTTTTGTATTTCTACGGTTTTAAAACGATGAAATAGCCAAGCATTTTTGTCAGCGGTGTAAATCTCACATAAATATTCCGCAATATAGCGGGCGTATTCGGCGGAAAATGGATCGCGCCAGATGTGAAAGGTGAGTTTATAGGGGCGGTAGTCGATGTTGCGGTTCAGCTGTTCGGTGACGGAATAACGCGGATTCACTAAGCCTTTGATATCGGCAAATTCCATTGATAGCGAACGTGGCAGCGGTGCGGCGGCAGTGAATAATGAAGTTAGTGCAACTGTTGTGACAGTGATAGTGGCGATGCGTTTTTCTATGCTTTTTTTAATCATTGTTTTTCTCTTTTGGGTGGTGTACGTATATCAATCAGCGTACATTATGTAATTTGTTGAAATTAATTTGTTAATGATATCAAACATCAAGCGTAAAAGTTTATATTAATTCACGGCATTGAGGTGTAGGTTTACTAGTGGCGTAGGGTTGAGGGTTGAAGATCAATATAGAATGATTTTGCATTGATTTATTGGATAAAGTAGAATAAAGAAAATTCATATAGTAAATATAAGTTTATGATAGAGGCGGTTGATTTATTTTGTGGTGCAGGGGGGTTAACTGCTGGGCTACAAAAAGCAGGAGTTAAAGTTAAAGCAGGCTATGATATAGAAGAGGCTTGTCGCTATCCTTTTGAATTTAATAACAATGCATCTTTCGTTAATAAAGATGTATCCTTGGTTTCAGGTACAGAGGTTATGCAATGGTATAATCAAAAAGCTATTCGTTTATTAGCAGGGTGTGCTCCTTGCCAGCCTTTTTCGAAATATAATCAAGGAAAAGATACTTCTACAGATAAAAAGTGGCCTTTACTTTATTCTTTTGCTCGACTAATTCAGGAAACAAAACCTGAATTAATTACAATGGAAAATGTTCCAGAGGTTGTTAAGCATCAGGTTTATCATGATTTTGTTGAAGAACTAAAATCTCTGGGGTATTTTGTTTGGGCTAATACTATCAAATGTGTTGATTATGGTCTGCCACAGCAACGCAAAAGACATGTTTTATTGGCTTCTTCTCTTGGCAAAATTTCAATGATTGAACCAACGCATACACCTGAACGCTGGGTAACAGTGCAAGATGTTATTTCTCACCTTCCTAAAATTGAAGCTGGTCAGACCTGTCCAACGGATCGATTGCATCGAGCAATGGCATTGAGTGAAATTAATTTAAAACGCATTCAAGCATCAAAGCAAGGTGGTACTTGGCGAGATTGGCCTGAAGAATTAAGAACTGCTTGTCACCGTAAAGCATCTGGTGCAACGTATTCGGCTGTTTATGGTAGAATGAGTTGGAATAAGCCAAGTCCAACGATGACAACATTATGTTACGGTTATGGAAATGGACGTTTTGGACATCCAGAACAAGATAGAGCTATTTCACTTCGTGAAGCCGCCATCTTACAAGCATTCCCTGAAAACTATCAATTTTGTCCGCAAGATAAGCAAATAAATTTAAGTGTAGTTGGAAAAATGATTGGTAATGCAGTGCCTGTAATTTTAGGAGACATTATTGGAAAAAGTTTTATTGCCCATTTAAAAGAAATGAGCAATAAAAAATTATTATAAATTATCAACCAAGTTTTTTATTCTCTCAACATCTTTTTGACTGTTCAAGTAGTCAGAATATACTTGCCGTGATTGGGTAATCAGATCGCTATAAGTGAAAACTTTACCACCAATTGATCGAAGTTGATCCTCTATATAATTAGGACCAATGTATTGTCCAAATGATTGGATTTCCTCATCTATTTTAGTTTTACCTTTAGCTCCAATGATAAAATAGACCTCTATCTTAGGGGGCTTACCGTCTATCATTTGGGCTGGATTATTGATATACCACTTGGTAGCAGCTTTAATATATTTTGTACCTTGCTCAACCAGCTTATTAAATTCAGTTTTTACATCGGGACGTTTCATTTCAATAATAATATATTTGCCAGAAATAGTTTTATAAGCAATATCTATCCTTGCTCCACTGCTAGTTGGGTCAATTTCTTTAAGTTCTTTAGTTAATGTCCTTTCCATCTCTGTTTCAGATGTTGTTCTTTCCCAAGATGGATCAAGCAGCCACAAATGTTGATAAAGATATTCTTGAATAACTTTTTCTTTCTCATTATCGTTTGTTAGAGCTTCAAACTTTTCTATAATTCCTAATCGCTGCTTTGTTACATCATAAAAATAGCTTTCTTCAATATCATCTATAGATTGTAGAATTGGTTTAAATACAGTAGCATCAAAAGAAGAAAGTTCGTTCAATCGATCAAGATTTCCACGCACTTTCAATTTTTCAAAGGCAAGTACCGCACTTTTTAATACATTCTTACGTGATATTTCCTGCTCTTCATCTGTACCACTAAACTGAATTGTGTTTACTTTACTTAGCAAATCTTCCGCAGCTTTTCTATCACGATTATCTCTCAAACCATTAAGCCATTCTTGCAACGCAGGATGATTTTCTTTGATAGATTTTAAACCTTCTTTCTTTCTCCAAGTGTCCCAGTCTGAATCAACTGTTTTAAGCGCATTAGCGACAAAATTTTTTAATATTAAATATCGTTCATCGTTTTGGCGTAATCCTTGACGAGAAGATGTGGCCATATCTTGATAATTTGAATCATCTAAAAAATCAGCATTTATTTCACCTACAAGATAACTAGTGAAAAGTTTTGCATTATCTAATTCATCCAGTATATTTTCTTGGAAAATGCGCCCATTCGCGAGAATAGTAATAGCATTATTGGAAATATCATTGTCTTTATCTTTTAATTCCGAAGGCTTACCTACACTTGCAATAAAGCCCGATATTTTAAATGAATTGTTGTCATAACTGACTTCATTAGGCAATTTCTTATATTGGGTCACGTCCTTTTTTAAATGTTGGCTTGAGTCACCAAAAGACCATAAAAATTCAATTTTTGAAATATAGCCACGATGTTCAAGAGTAATTTCCTCGTTATTAACAAAAACTTTAAAATTAAATTTTTGACCCAAAATACTAAAACGGCGAGCAAGATGCTTTTTCAAGTAAGTCGCTGTTGTTTTGATGCCACGCTCAAGTTGCGCTAGAACAATTGTCGTACCATGAGTCTTGCTAAAAGATGAAGTATCATTGATCACTTCTGTATCATACTCACGTTGTTCTTCAATCGCCCTTTTTAAGTCTGAAACATTTACTTTCAGAGCAACAATTTCATCATTTTGTGTTTTAGTAAAAACGGAAACCTCATTAGCAAGCGAAAACATTGCTAATTTCCCAATTCCCTTCCTCCCCATCACAGGCCGACCATTAGGGCTCTTCTCTCTATTATCCTTTCTTCTTGCATAACCAACATTTAGAAATTTACTTTCAATGTCAACTGCATTCATACCGTGCCCATTATCGGAAATCGTAATGATACTTTTGTCACTATTAACATCAATATGGACTTCAGTTGCATCTGCATCCCAAGAATTTGAAACAATTTCAGTTAAAACGGCTGGAGTATTGGTATAAAGATTCAAGCCCAAATGATTGAGTACATTTAGATCAATATTAAATTTCGCCATTGTTTATCCTCACAATCTTACAGATTTGTCTATTTTTTTACCCACACAAACTCTCACAAGGCACGCCGTCCTTATCTCTATCGAGGCGAGATAAGCCGCACTGTTCTAAATGGTATTTAGCCTCTTCACAAGTGCGCATTTCTTTGCAATAACGTTTGCCGTCATCGCAGCTATATTCTTGCTTTGCAGCTAATGCAGATTGGGTGAATAGTAATGCGGTGATGAGAAGTAGTAGTTTTTTCATTCTGGAATTTCCCCTGTTTCGATCATATCTTTGAATTCATCTTCATCTAATAATGTTGCTCCCACATCAATTGCAGCATCAATTTTTGCGGGCCCCGCATTATCTCCCATTACAAGAAAATCAAGATTTTTAGTTACATTTTTACGCACTTTAAAATCATAAATTTCAGCAAGTTTTTCCAAATATTCTCGGTCAATTTTAGAAAAGCCAGTGAAACAAACTTCAAGTGAACCAGATTTTGAACTTTTCTTCGCATTAGATGAAATATATTCTTTCTTCCTAATACCTTGCTTTTTCAACCATTCATCAACAAAAAAACACTCATTATTTTGCCAAATCATACCCTCAATACGATCTAGGCGAAACGTTCGTGTATCCCCAGCGACATAACAATAACCTTCGATATAGGTGTTATCAACGGAATCTACCCGCACTTCACGCTCTTTTGTTTCACCATTCGCATTGGTGTAAGTAAATTCAATAATATTTTTAGATTTCGATGGAGATTTTGATGAAATTAAATCTGTTTGAACTCCTAAAACAGATTCATTCTTTTTCTGTGATATATTTTCTTGTTGAGTTTGTTTTTTCTTTTCTTTTTTCGCGGCAAAAAATCCCAATACGATAATTACCCAAAAGAAAATACCTGCGGCAACATTACCGAAATAGTGGGCAATAATTCCAGTTATACTAAGAAAAATAAACAGACTTAGGCATCCTGCTAACATTGATTTACCCCCACCTTTCCAAAAAACAAATCATTTTCCGCACAATCCTCTTCACGCCGCTTGCTGGTTCAGCCTGTTGAGAAGAGTTTGCGAGTTGTTGGCTTAGCGTCATTAAGGATTGATGATATTGGGTTAATTTAATCAACTGCTTATCTTCTAAATCCACAAATTTCGCACAGCCAAAAGCAAGGCTGGCGTAATCACACAGTAAATTATGCATTTCAGGCAAAACGCCACGATACTTTAATAATTCTGTCCGCATTTGATAACGTTGTTGTTCACTTAATTCATCAATTTCTGATTTGTGATAGTGAATATGCATATCTCCTGCGACCATATTTTCAACATTACCATTAGCACTTTGATAGATCGGATTTGTCATTCCACCCCCTCTTAGAATGCAATATTTTTAAGGATAATCCTCACCACCATTCGGGTATTTGCAACGTCTAAGCCGTTGAATTGCCATTTTCCAGCCCTTACAAACACCATATTTTTGAATGGCTAAAATGGCATAATGTGAACAAGTTGGTTCATAACGGCAAGCATTACGAATAGACTGTGGTGCTAACCGTTGATAAAGCCGAATGATAGCGATACTTAACGCCTTAAGCACCTAGTCTTTCTCTCGTCTAAAGGTGATCACCTTATGCACTCGGGTCGTTTGTTTACCACCTGATAAACATCCTTGCGCTTCTTCGGTGGAAAAGTCATCGATGCGGAAAAATTCCCACCCCTGCTCGGCATATTCATTGACTAAATCTTGCAAATAATCGGCAGCCGCAGTTTGAATATTTTTTCGCTGCGCAATGATATGCGGTGCGGCTTGTACCATTTTGTATTCGTATTTCATTGTGTTCTCCTGTTTTCCGTTCATCTTAAAACAATTATTTTTTCATATCTCCAGCAACCATATTGGTTACGTTGCCGTGTGCAACTTGACTAACGCCACTTGACTTTTGTCCTTTTAACCCAGTCAAAAAACCTAATGCTTGCAATTTTTCTTCATCGTTTAAAGCATTAAATGCATTCAATACCATATTTTCTAGCGATGAAAGTTGAGCCACTCCCCTTATCCCACTTAATACATACATTACATCACCGCCAATTTGAGTAAGAGCTGCTAAAAAATCGGTATTCGGCACACGCTCCCCTTGTTCATAATAAATATATGTTCGTTTTGATACTCCGCATTTTGAGGCGATTTCTTCTTGAGTTAGTCCTAAACGCTCGCGTTCAGATTTTAAAAAATCAGAAATTTGCAACATTTTTCAATTTTTCCTATTGAAAATTGCACAAATGTGCAATATAGTATTAGTCAAATTAAGCTACTTACTAATAATTAGTAATAGTCTTTTATATAGCAAAAAAAACGTTATATATCAAGGAGATTAAGGTGACCGAGATCACAGTAATGCAATTTTCGGAAGAGGATAAAAAGCCTCAAGCTGTTGCTAATATTCGTCATCAATCAATGATTTCATTGTATGAGATGGAGATGCTTAAACAGCGAGCCAAGCAGGAAAACCGTTCAATTTCTCAAATGGGACGGATTTTAATTAGGCAAGGTTTAGGATTGAATTAATTAAAAAAGGCGCTGTATATGTGCAAACAATGTAAAAAACAGAAACAACGCTTAACTGAAAATAGTGAAAATTGTGTAAGCGTAGCCTACCTCGCAGCGTTATTTTGTTTTATCGCGTTTGTGTTGGTGCAGTTAATTTTAGCATAACGAAAGGTGGTGTGTATGAATAAGAAAAATCCCCTAAAACCTACAAGGGGAAAGTATAAAAATTCTATTGTGCAGTATGTGGCTTGGCGTTTAGTAAAGCACCTATATCGATTTTCTCTTGAAAAACAGCCAATGCCTGAATCATTTCTTGTGTTGCCTGTGGTGAGAACTGAATTTGAAATTCCATTTGTCCACCGTCCGATAAAAAGTGATAACTCTTCACTGTTAGTTCTCCAGAATCCGTATTCAAAGAGATCTTCAAAGGTGAGTCAACATAAAAAGGGGCAACAAGGCTTTTAGTATCCATAAATTTCTCCTAGTTAGATAGATTGAGAAATACAGTTTAACAAAATTTAAGGTGCTGTGTATGAATCAAAACATTAATCCTGTGAATAACTGTCAAGCGGTATATCCGCTTCTAGCATTGAATGAATTGCAAGGGCAAGCGCGACAAGTTGATCGGCTTGTTTATGCAAGCCCTGTTCGTGAAGCCGGCGAATGGTCTGGCGAAGGTGCCAAGCCACGTCAGCAGGTTGAAACAGATTTGTCTTTAAACCTAATTCGTATAATTGGCGAAGCCTTTTATCAGAAAAATCTTGTGCAGCCCAATGCGTCAGAGGATCCGTCAGCGCAGCACAAAAATGCTGATATGCCGGTTTATAGAAACGTGCCGCTTTCTCTGGTTCTGCGGTTAAGTCATCATTTGGGTTTGCCGTTAGATGGGGAAATAAGTTGTTATCGTCAAATGGCATTTTTTGCTCCTGTGGTGGATGCGTTAGATGAAAAAGCGATGGATGTGGCGGTTGAGTTGATCCAGTTGTTGATTTTAACAGCAGCTGTCAAGCGTTTTCAAGTGGTGACGCCAATTCCTAACACGGTGATCCGTAATAAGATTATGGCAATTGTTGAGGACGTGTTGAAAAATTTGAGTTTGAAATAAGAGGTGCGAATGGCAACTATCGACCATCGCTGCGCGAATTGCGGCGGTGCAAATTTAAGAGTGCGATCATCAGAAAAAGTGGGGTTGTTGGTGATTAATGTGACGCTGTTTTGCAACAACTGCGGCACGAAGTTAGATGTGATAAGCCAGATTACTCGGGTTTCCACACCGACTTATCACGAGCGACCGGAAGCACTGCGCATCAATAAGCCGTTGTTGCAGATTGACAATAAAACGTTGGATATGTTTGAAGACGAACAGCAGTCGTAATTCTTTTTAATTAACCATTGTGCAAATTATCGCCTTTTTTGTAAGGGCTGGTTTTTTGCACCCTAAATTTGAGGATTTGAACAATGATTAGACAAAAATCAAGCAAAAAAGTGGTGGCTCGCAACAAAAAGCGTGTGAGTTACTTTGAGTTGGTGAAGCGTGTTGAGGCGGTGGAGCGTGCTGTGTTGCAGCAACATCGAATGAACAACTATTTAACCAGTCGTAACGATATTTTTAATTTGGCAAATGAGAATTTGCAGCAGCGTGTAACGGATTTGGAACGGCAGCCGAGAACTTTTTTGCAGTGGTTGTTTGCGAAATTAGGGCGGTAAGTTAGGCGATAACGTGCGAGGGCAAGCGATGAGTAGTTGGGCAGAAATTCACCGCATTTTAGGTGAGTCGGAATTTGCGGCGGAACGTCAGTTTGAGCAGTTGTCGCATATGCAAAAAGTGGCACTTGCCGATGTGGCAAGGGTGCAATTTAAGGCGCATTTGCGTGACTACTCTGTGCTTGAGCGCGAAAAAATCGGCAATGCGGTGCGGTTGATGAAGATGGTTTCTAAAGCTTTTCAGCAGCCGGTGCGGACAAAGGATTTTAGGGATGTTGATTGGGGCGTGAGTTATGAAAATTGATAAAGCGATGGTGGCAGCCAGCAATTATTACTTGTTTGAAAGTGCGTTGGGTTATTTGGGGTTGTGTAAATTTCGCCCTCGCCGTGAGCGGATTAAGTTGTTGACCAGTGCGGGGCGTTATCGGCGTGAGGCGTATCGTTTCGGGCAGTTGTTGAAAACGTTGAATAGTTAATTGGCAGGTTGAAGAGGAACAGGCAATGAGTGAGAAGGTGTTTTTTGATGTGTATGGTGATCGTTTTTATGTGCAGCGTGCGGAGCGTGGCAACGGTTATCAGCGCGTTAATTATCGGTTTGATGTCAAGCTCGGCAGATGGGTACCGCACGATGTGGTGGATTATGCGCATTTTGATGATTTTTTGTTGGATGCGTTGCGTGAGCAGTTCAGCAAGACAGATCGTTCACCGCTTGAGATATTTGATGTTGCCGATGTGATGATGAAGCAGATGACAGAGTCCGTGATCAGAGTAAGGGATTTATAAAATGACACGTTATGCCACTATTAAACAGGCTGCCGATTATGTGCAGGTTGAACGTGTTGCGCCGGCAGGATTAACGCCGGTGCAGTATCAGCTGTTTAATTGTGGCGATGAGGATATTTTCCGTTTCGGCATCAGTAAAATTCAGGGTTTGCCTGATTCGTTGAGCAAATATTTTGTGAATCGCTATTTGCGGCTTTTCCGCCAAAATGGGCGGTTTGCTGCAAACACTTGGCTGCGCACCACCTTGGACAACGGGGTGCTTGAGCGTGTTGAGGCGGTGCTTAAACGTCACCCGATCAGCAAAAGTGTGATCAAAACCACCGCAAAATGTTATCAGATTGATGATGACGGCAACCGCATTAAAGGGGCGTTAAAAGAGGTCGCGTTGCACGAGTTTAATCGACAGGATGTTGAGCGTTTTGCCGCACGGATGGCAGATGAGCAGTTTATGCTTTATCAGGATTTTGTTGAACGTGAATTGGAAAATTGCACCGATAAGCAGGCGATTGATGCCAAGTTGAAAGCGTTGTATTACAAATTGGCGAGATTGACCGAGCTGAAAGGTATTACGCCGCCGTTTTGGCATAAATATCATATCGGCAAGATTTTGCGCAAAGAGATCGGTGCGGCGATTTTGAAAATGTGCGATGAGGAGTGGTGGTGCAATCAGTTGTGGCAAAAACGTTCCTTTTTGCGCGAGCATTTAGCGATTGCAGTCGGTCAGGTGCAGGCGAAAGCCAGTCCGTATGCCAGCTTTGAGGCGGTGTCGGAATGGCATTATCAACGCCGCAAAAATACAGATTTTATCAAGCAGATGCAGCTGATCAACGAGGATGATGAAGCGGAAATTATCGGGCTTGATGAGATGTTTTATAAGACAGTGTCTAATCCTGCCGTACGCCGTTGCGAGCTGATGAACCGTATGCGCGGTTTTGAAGAGTTGGCAAAAATTTATGGTTATGTCGGCGAATTTTATACTTTGACTGCCCCCTCCTCTTATCACGCTATCCATTCTAAAGGCGGTTTTGTGAAAAACTGGAACTTTAGTAATCCACGTGATACGCAAGACTATTTGTGTAAAGTCTTTGCTCGTATTCGAGCTGCATTAAAACGTCGGGGCATTAATATTTTTGGTTTTCGGGTGGTTGAACCTCATCACGATGGTACACCGCATTGGCATATGTTGTTCTTTATGGAGCAAAAGCACGTTGATACCGTGCGTGAGATTTTTGCGAAATATGCGCTTGCCGAAGACGGCAATGAAGCCGGTGCGGAAGAACACCGTTTTACCGCAAAAGCGATTGATTGGGAGAAAGGATCAGCGACCGGTTACGTTGCCAAATATGTTGCGAAAAATATTGATGGCTATGCGTGTGATGATGATGTGGACGATGAAACCGGTGAGAAGTTGAAAGATATGGCGAGGAATGTGTCGGCGTGGGCGTCTAAGTGGCACATTCGGCAGTTTCAGCAAATTGGCGGTGCGCCGGTGTCGGTGTGGCGTGAGTTGCGCCGTCGTCACGGGCAGTTAGTCGGTGATCAGCAGATAGATGCGTTAATTCAGGCGACAGATGATGGCGATTGGACGAAGTACACGCAGTTGCAAGGCGGTGCATTTGTCAGTCGTAAGGAGTTGGTGGCGCGTTCCGCTTATGAGGAACGTGAGCCGAATAAATATGGTGAGATTAGCAAGAAAGTGATTGGTGTTTTCAACCAGTTGAAAGCAGGGGTTGAGGTGGTGTTGACGCGTTTGAAGCGGTGGCGTTTGGTGCGGAAGCAGGATAAGGCACAAGCGTCATCAGACGCTCAATTAATATCGGCGCGCAGCGCCGCTTGGAGTTCTGAGTTCTGTCAATAACTGTACGGAGCAAAATTTAAACAATTATCAAGAGGAGGTATGTTCGGGTGAAAAAATAGACGATGTAAGTGATGAAGAACGTTTGTCGGCGTTGATCAATCGTAAACGTGATTGGTTATTGAGCAAGAAAATTCGTTTGACTGACGATCAGTTTGTTTATTTGGCAAAACATCGGCGCATCAGAATCAGTAAAACGGAGGTGTTATCTTGCGAAATGAATGAATTGCGGATTTTGCAGAGTGAGTTTTGAGATTAATTTAAGGAGTATAAAATGGAAACATTGAAATCAAGCAATGCGGTAAATAAACAGTTGTTAAATATTGATGAAGTGCGGGCAATAACCGGGTTTTCGACCACGACAATTTATAAGTATGTGAAAAGTGGGGAGTTTCCTGCACCTAAAAAATGTGGTGGACGGGCAGTGAGATGGCGGCTGGCAGATATTCAGGCGTATATTGAGACTTAGTTTGTTCGTTTTTTGTTGTGAAAGTAAAAGTTATCGTCTCATTGCGGCGATAACTTTTTTATTTTTTGTTAGGCAACAATTTTCAAAAATTTTTTATTTGTTGTAGTTTTGCATTTATTTATGTAGTCTCCCCATTTTTGCAGTGCTTTTTTTCGATGCGGCAAATAGTCAGCTTCATTGTAAACTCCTCTGATGCCTTTGATTGTATGTGCTAAACAGGCTTCAACTACATCCGGCATTATGCCTATTTCGTGCAGGTATGTGCTGGCAATTTTTCGTAATCCGTGTGCTGTTTGTTTGTCTTTATAGCCCATATTGTCTCTAATTGCTTTGTTGGCAGTTTGGCTATTCAGATGCTTTGTTTTTGTTCTGTGGCTTGGAAACAGGAACGGTGAATTTGCGGAAATTGTTTTAATGCGTTCTAATAGACTTAAGGCTTGAGTTGATAGTGGCACTAAATGCGCTTTGTTTTGATTGGCTTTAGTTTGTTTCATTTTTTCAGCCGGGATAGTCCACAGTTTTTTTGAGAAATCAATTTCCGTCCATTCAGCAGTAACCGCTTCATTAGGGCGTACCATTGTTAATAGTTGCCATTGGATAAGGTATTTTGTTAATAGATCAATATTTGAGTTTTCTAACTTGTCTAAGAATGTTGGTAATTCATCTGGTTTAATGTTTGGGTTTTTCCCTCTGCCTAAAGGTTCAAAAGCGGTGCTGATTTTTTCACAAGGGTTAACAGGGATCAGAAACAGGGAATAGACTGCATAATTTAAGATGGCGTTCAGCAATTTAACGCTTTTCCTGTACATTTCCGCTTTTCCTTGTTTATACGGCACTTCTAATGCTGTTTTTGCTAAAATGGGTTTGATTTCGTCAATCGGGTAATTGCCAAGGGTAGGCATTAAGTAAAGTTCAATAATACGCCAGTATTTGGAGAGCGTGAGCGGTTTGATGCTTTTTGCTTTGCTGTTTTTCCAGCTTTCCGCAACGTTTTTGAATGTATTCGTTATCCGTTGTTGTTCTAGTTGTTTTATTTGTTTTTCGTGTTGTTGTGGATCAATTTGTTGGGCAAGCAAAGAGAGATATTGGTCACGTTGTTGTCTTGCATATTGCAATGTCGTTTCAGGGAATCTTCCCAGTGTCAGCAATGCTGGCTTTTTTGTATAAGGGCGTTTGTATCGGAAACGCCATACTTTTAAGCCGTTAGGTTTCACTAGTAAATAAAGACCTCTCCCATCAGTTAAAGTGTAATCCTTGTCTTTTGGTTTGGCATTGGTGATTTTTGTATTGGTCAGCTGTTTAACTATGATTGCCAT